GCCATTTATGTCACCACAGGTGTCCAATTAGGATCTTGATCGGTGTTAATTGTACCCCACACAAGAGATGGAGTGGTAGAAATTGTCAATCCCATGCCTGTTAAGTTAACGCGCGTAGCAAAATCAACCTGTATGTCGTGGGGTGCAACGTAACTAGAGCCTTCTACACCGGCAACAAAAACGTACAGCTGCAAATCAACCGCAACACTACCAACACCCGTCGAGGCGCTTACCCCAGTAACATCTGCGGAGCTATCGCCAATAACCTCAACATCACTCGTACCGGATAGTAACCCAAATCCAGTAACAGTTGCTAAACTGTCTCCTGTTACAGTTACCGTACCTACACCAGACGTCCCTTCAACCCCAGTAACGGTTGTAGAGCTATCCACAACCACAAGTACATCGTTTACAGCAGACGCTAACCCAAACCCAGTAACGTCTAGTACGTTATTACTTATTACAGATACGCTACCTACATCAGACGCGCCTTCAACCCCAGTAACACTTACATCTATAGATACCGTAACAAGAACATCACCAACACTTGCTGAAAGGGGGAAGCTTACGCTCCCCTCACCCCAAGGGGCATCACCCCACCCTAGGACACCCCATCCAGTAAGAGGAACGGTGACATCAGCCATGACTCATCAAGCAATACGAATGATCGCGTTAGAGGCATCAGCAGTGGGGAAAACAATCGTAAAGTTACCGGCAGAAGAGGTTTTATCCGAACCAAAGTCCAGCACGGCTACGGCTTTATTTGATTTGCTTGAGTTATAGATCAACGCGCCACGGGCCGTGATGGTGACAGACGAAAACGTCAAGTCGTTAAAATCACAGATAGCGGTAGAACCTGAAAGGACTGGAGTAGCGCTTGTAAGCGATGCGCCGCCAGCCGTGTAGTTAGTGCCAGAGGCTTCGTTAGTAGCAGAGTACACAGTCGTAGACCCATTAAGAGTGGCCGAAGACGTATACAGAGCCAGCTTAAACGTATCGCCCGTAGAAGCCGTGAAGTTATGCGTCCCAACAAGCAGCTCTTGCTTGAATGAGTTACAAATAAAATTACCAGAAAAAGCCATGGTTAACCCCTAAATTTGCGATCCGCTTCGATTGCTTGTTGTACTGTTGAAGCAATTACTTCACGAATCCGTGTTTGAAACGCCCTAGCTTGGGCTTGAATAACTGGGTGGGAAGTGTCCCCAATCGAAATAACTTTGTTGGTAGCCAGATCCGCCCACTCTTGAGGGGTGTAATCCCTTCCGTCCGTTGTGCAGACAGCCGCCGTACCAAGCAGAACTGAGCCTTGTTGAGTCAACATTATTCCACCGGAACACGAGTTTGAACAGTTCTGTACGTATCTTGACGGCTCTTACCATCAATCAGTTTCTTAAGCAACTTCATCTTTTCACCAAAGACTGTCTGGTACTGCATGATCAAGTCTTTTTCACCTTTCATATACGTGTAGGCTTCAATCAAAGCGCCATACAGTAGGGGGCCATCAAAATTATCGCCAAGCCAAGATGTACCAGCAACGGACGTAATTGATTGTGGATAGGCAAAGTAGTGAAGTTCGGCAGAGTAGTTAGCGTCAGGTGTGGGACCGACGATAAAGGTGTTGCTATCGAACAGAGCGTAGTACTTGGGCGTCCCAGTATTGCCGGGAGCGGCGTATGCCGCACGAATCCACTCAACATCTTTATCCAGCAGGAACGTGTACGAGTTAAGCCCATCAGTACTAATAACAGCCAAAGAGTGACTGGCTAAGAAATCAGTAGGGGTGGCTAAGTACCGGTTGCCTGACGTAAAAGATCCAGTAACACTTTTGCGCGATGCGGGCAGCTGGACTTCGTTGGTAATAAACTGTTCAGCTTGAACAATAAATAAGTCTAGCTCAGCGTTGGTAAACGCCGTGTTCTCCGTGTAGGAGATAATCGCACTACGCAGCTGCGTTAAATTCACGGAGTTGTCCGAAAGTTAATACCTTTGGTCGCCGCACCAGCACCGCGAGCCTTGATATGGACGATAGGCTCACCAGCTTTTTCCCGGCGATGTGCCGGTTTGGTATCCAAATTTTCTTGTGGATAGCCAGCAGTGTGTGGAATACCAATCTTCTTGCCGTCCATCGTGTGCGGCTGCGCGTATGCCTGCGCGGGCAGGTTGTTTTTAGGCATTTTAGCCACGAGACCTACTCCCTTGGTTAGCCACACGAGACAGGTTGCGACCCATCTTCATGCGGTCCATAGACGTAGGGCCACCGGCCTTCATCTTTTTAGCGTTGGCATCGGGGTGGGCGTTTTTGCCTTTCATCATGTGGGCTTTAAGAGCCGATTTCGTATCCATGGTGTACCTCAAGTAATGTCTACAGTTACGCTACCAACCTCTGATCCGAGCGCACTGGGGGGGAGGACTGGTAAAAATAGCGCACGGGATTGCGGGTATGATGTGTCGGGTCGGGGATTTCGAAGTGCTTGCGGGTCGTTGACAGGATACATTCCAAGTTGGAGCTGCGGGTGGTCTTCTTCCCAGCATTCAAGGCACACGCGTAGGTTAACATTCTTTGTCTTGATAGTTAAGGTTTTTAGATCCGGTAAATCATACCGGAAACCGCACCTATCGCAAAATCCAAATGCGTGTTTACCTACGGCAAACGGATTACCCACTTACATCACCATACGTCTTGGCACAAACCGTACGGGAGCCCGATCTCGGTCCTCTGCACTTGCTAATTCCCAAGCCTCATTGTACTGGCCCTTCAGCATCTCAAGCCTATCCGCGCCTTCTGGGATTTTTGTGGCAATCATATAAGCCAGTCCAGCTACTAGACACGGCAAAAACCGGAACGGAATATCTTGGGTAGTCACCCCAGTGCCAGCGTCTTGCAGTCTACGAAGGCGGTAGTACACAAGGGTATAAAGCTGAGAGCCATCTGGCACGGGCCAAACTGTTACTTGCGGAGCCGTGATTGTCCGGTTTATGTAGATTTCAATTGGCCGTCCCGTGGCAGTCTTTGTGGGGATGGTTGCATAGGTCGACACACTAATACGCGAGATTGTTAGATCTACTTGCGTTGTCCCAGACCCAGTACGGATGACGTGTTCAAGCAGGTCAATAGTGTCTGCGGGTAGCGTGTACGTAGCGACTCCGGGGGTAAGAACTTGCGTGCCTTGCTCTACTGTCCAGAGATTTACACCCCGATTAGCCCACTCCGCCAGCAGCAGATTCAGGCTACGGATAGCCGTTTTGAAATCATAACCAGTTCTAGACTTACGCCCAGCCCGCTCAAACGCCTCGTCAATAATCTCAACGGAGTCTAGCGTGAAGGTGGTGGTGCCGCTGGTACTCATTTTGATGCAACGCCTTTGTGTTTTTCAAAGCTGCGCATACCACCAAAACCTAAAAGACCTGCGAGCAGCGTCATAAGCTGCTCAACTTCAAGATCGGGCGGCGCGGCTAAACCTTGTGGAATTATATCGACACCTTGCCCGAATGCCCAGAGCCACTGCATCAGCGGGTACCCGAGAAATTGATATGACAAACCAAGTACACCAACCCAGCCAACAGCCGGACGCCAGCCAGACACAAACAGATTGCTAGAAGCAGCTTCGATTTTATTAACTTCTACTTGAGCCAAATCAGTAGCTTGATCAATGCGCTTTTCTTCAAGATCTAATTTCCTATCCTCCAGAGCCATCTGGAGCTTCTCTTTGTCTGTCGTGATGAGATCGCCCGCAACTTTGCCAACACCTTCAATGATTGACCCAATTCCAATCAGATCCATTATTTAAGTCCTTTCAAAGTACGATTGATCCAGCCGAGAAGGAACTTAGACTGGGTGCGATTTTTGTTGCAAATGTCTGCGTATCGAGTAATTTTGGCAAGTGCGTAGGCTTTTCTAAACGCTTCAGGTTCGACACTGTTGAACTTCTGCAAGGTCACATTTCCAACCGCGCCATCTGGAGTCGCCCCTACAATCAACTGCGCCAACTTGACCGCGACTTTTATGCCGGTATTTACCCCAAAGTTGAAGAGGTTTTCCGCGACAACTTGGTTCGTAATTTCATCCCCTCGTACACGATCCCAAAACTCAACTTTATAAAAGTTGCGCACCATCCCAGTAAGGAGCGGGTTGTCGATAGCACCATTGTCAATGAGGTTCCAACCGGGCCAGTGAGGGTTTGGGTTGCGTGCGATTCCTGCATAAGTCATTCCCCCGGTATCACCCGGAACAGTGTGTAGAACATAACCGCCCTCATCGACGATCATTTTTTCAAAAGCTGGATTGAAGTCAGCCATTTTGCTTGTCCTTCATCTTGTTGATGATTTCAAAAGCGGTGCGAACTTTTTCTTCAAGGACCGCTACGCGCAAGTCGAGTTTAGAGAGCACGATAATAAGTGTCACAAGGCCAAGCAGCACGGGCCACGCTTTCAGAAAGAGTTCAGCTAGTTCCATTTCCGTGCCTCCTTGTGTATTCATTCCGTAGGAAAGTTACCTTCTTGCGCCCGTCATGCCGCTTGACTTTACCCAAAGCAGGGGGGTTGTTTAAATATTCAGCGGCACGTACTAGAAAATCAGGGTCGTCCTCAAAAATGCCCAGCGCAGAGTTGCACCGTTGACATAAGATCCCGCGAACGTCGTCAGAATCATGACAGTGATCTACCGCAAACTTGTACTGCTTGAGTTTGAGGGGCTTTTCACAGATGGCGCAATTATACATCTGAAACTTCAAAAGAAGATCGTAATCGCTGGGGGACAACCCAAAACGATTCAGCCGGTTCATGTCTGACTTGCACGGACTACACAAAAAATAATCCCTGCGACCATGCACAATCAAGTCTTCTCTAGCGAACTCCCCAGTACAGACAGCGCAGGATGGCATTTTAGGCTAAGGGTTTTAGAGTTCGTTGGTCGTAGTTCAACGACTTAGCCCACACTCGAATGTAGTTGCAATCTGGGTTTGCTGGGCATTCTTCACACTTAAGTTTCTTTGAACTCGTGTGATTTCCGTGATAGCGATAGAGGTATAGCACTTTGGGGTAGTGAACAATCGTAAATTTCTTTTCCGCTATTTGCATAAACAAATCGCCATCAATACATCCGGAAACGATACGCAATTTTTCGTTGTAGCCGTGAATTTCTTTAAGTACCGAACTACGGTACATACCCATAGCTTTCCAACCGTAATTATATAATTTTTCTGGGTCAAAGTCAGAATTTAAAGTGTAATGCGTTACGTTTCCTTTAACATCTATTTGGGCCATATCCGCGTAAATTAGATGCGCTTGTGGGTAAATTTCAAACGCCCGAACCATTTCTTCTACTGACCACCGCTCAAGCATATCATCGCTATCAAAATGCGTAACAAATTCTCCAGTAACTAGCTTAGATAGTTTTACCATAGTTAAATTGTACCCCTCATTTACAGGGGCCGCGTGAAATTTAATGCGAGCGTCCGTTTGAGCTAGAGCTTTTGCAAGTTCGCAAGTGCCATCAGTTGATCCGTCATCACAAATAATCAACTCCCAATTTTGATATGTTTGAGCCTTTACGCTATCTATTGCCGCTTTGATGTACGCCACGTTGTTGTACGCGGCCATGATGAGGGAAACCAAAGGTTGAGGGCGTGACATTTTTACCTTACGCGTCTGGTGTATTGAGGCAGGCTGTATATACCACCTGTTTGCGGCCCTGTCGAGTAGACAGGCGTAGCGGGTCTAGTGTACTGCGGTAGGCTGGCGATCCCCGGTTGAGGTTGAGGCATGGGGGCTAGGGGGGTAGCAGAGCGCGTGTAATCCGGCAAGCTGTATCCGCCGGGTACCAGATTAAAGTTCTGATACGGAAAAGTAGCGGTTGGAGCTTGAACTCCCGGTCCGGGGGTGGGTATAGGGAGAAATGGTGGGATAGGGATTGTCGGCGTGGGCGTTGGCGTAGGTCTTGGTGTTGTTGTAGGTGTAGGTCTTGGTGTAGGTGTAGGTGTAGGTCTTGGTGTAGGTGTAGGAGTAGGGGTAGGAGTAGGAGTTGGATCAGGAGTTGGATCAGGAGTTGGATCAGGAGTTGGATCAGGAGTTGGATCAGGGGTTGGATCAGGAGTTGGATCAGGGGTTGGATCAGGAGTTGGATCAGGAGTTGGATCAGGGGTTGGATCAGGAGTTGGATCAGGAGTTGGATCAGGAGTAAGTGTAATAGGTGTAGGAGTAGGTGTAGTAGGTGTAGGTGATGGCGATGGTTCCGTATCTGTAATGATGTCACCGACATTTATCGGCGGTCTAACTGACGGGTTAGGCGATGGATCAGGGGTTGGATCAGGAGTTGGATCAGGGGTTGGATCAGGAGTTGGATCAGGAGTTGGATCGGGGGTTGGATCAGGAGTTGGATCGGGGGTTGGATCAGGAGTTGGATCAGGAGT